ATTTTAGTGGGTGCTATTGTTTCCTTTATCTTTGGGCTCTTTTAATGGTATAATACATATATTATAAAATAAAGCTATAGAACACATTGATAAATAGGGTTCTATAGCTTTTCGTCATATAATCGTCAAAAATAATTAACCAAAAATATTTGCCACGTTATCCGCAGCATTTTTTCTCATTTCATCTGAAAAATGGATATATGTTTTAATAACTGTATTTATATTATCTCCAAGTAAACTGGCAACAGTCTGTATGTCTACATTATTACCTAATAATGTAGTAGCGTATGTATGTCTAAACATATGAATTGATTTTCCGGGAAGGAACCGTTGAATCAGTTCATTTACTTGACTGCTTCGACTGGTGCGAAATGGAAACAATCTATCCGATCCGTTACATTGATACTGTTTTAATAAATTAGAAAGTATAGGCGGAATAGGAATTATACGAATACTATTTTTACTTTTTGGTAATTTAAAGCCATATTTATTACGTTCACATTGTGCCCATTGTTTAGAAATTGATATAGTATTATTGTCAAAGTCTATATCAGACCATTGTAATGCTATAATCTCACCATACCTAGCGCCTGTATATCTTGCTATATTGCATAACAAATAATACGTTGGGTGACTATGTTCGATATTATGTAAAAGCATGTCCATATCTTCTATTGGAATTGTTGTGATTGATCGTGTACTTTGTTTACGATATCTCTTAATGGCGGCACATGGATTATTGCGAATTAACCGATATGGATTGATAGCATAATTAAAAACGGCACGTAGTAATACAATACACAAATTTTTACTTGCCGCTGATTTTGACAAATTAGAAATCAATGTAAAAATATCGGAATGGGTAATATCACGCATTCTTTTGTCATGTAAGGGCTTGCAATATTTCTCCATGATATTATTGTAGATCAGTACTGAATTGGCGGATATATTAATCTTTTCCCGAATGTAAATCTGATAAAACTGAATAAGCGTTATATCTTTTAGACTGTTATCAAGAGCATTGGTGACAGTCTTTTTTAATTCATCAATAATTATTTGTCCATAGAGCTTTGCTTCTCTTTGAGTAGCAAAACCCTGTTTGGACTTTTGTTTCCATTTGATACCGTCTTTATAGCTGACAATTATTTGGTAATTGCCATCTTTTTTGCGAACCGTCATATTGCATTGCATAGTTACACGTCCTTACTATTAACCACGTGATAAAATATTTCTTCGTCGATATCTTCATCTAATTCTCTATTATGAGCGATCCGTTCTATTGAATTAATATGTTTTTCAGAATGAAAGTCATCGTGTTTAATATGTCCTAATTCGTGTAATACACTAACTCGTTGAGCATCAAAAGGTTTATTCAAATTAACCAGTATAGAATGACTGCCATCTTCGTTAAGGCGTACTACTGCTGTTTGTGTTTTCTTTAATTGCGTATAAATCAAATTGATAGACATAACCATACCCCTCCCCAATAGAATTAGTCATCGCGACAAAATATATAAGTTTATATCACTAATTAAACTATTAATTTTATAAACAACATCAGATAGTTGTCGTTTTATAGATACTATTTCAGCTGTATTATCATCAATATTATTACTTAGAGAATGTAAATCATCACTGAATGATGCTATTTTACTTTCTATTTCGTCTATACGTTTAGATAACTTATCTGAATCATTATTAAAAGAAATATTAGAAACTGCATTGGAAAGATTATCAACTCTTTGCGTGAGTGTAACAATATAAATACTTTGTGCAATAATAGCAATAATCAATACTATAAATAAGGATATCTGTTTCTTATTCATTTTATTTCCCCTCACGTTTCTTTAATCCCTCAATTAAATTAACTACAAAATCAATATCATCTTTTGACATATCCTCAGCGGCATCAAACAACAATCGCATATCAGGATTATCTTTCAATTTGTTTGCATATTCTGCTACTTCCGGATCTATGTAATATGAATCATTTATATCTGACTTGTCTTCAATTAAATCTGATTTTTCTACACCAAAATAATTAGCCAGCTGTTCAATTTTGTTCATTCTAGGCATCTTAGTTCCATTAACCCATGTTGAAACAGTTGATTTATTTAATTTCAAATCAGCTACTAAATCCGCTTGTGTCTTTTTGTTTGCTGCTAATAAATTGCTAAGATTTTGAGCAAACACTCTCTTGTAATTAGAATCCATAATAAGCTCCTATTCTCCTCTCCTGCGTACCTATATATTAATACTTAAAGTAGTAAAACACAATACTATTTTATAAAAAAGTTTACTTTTAGTATTGACATTCTACTTTTAGTAAACTATACTAATAATCAAAGGAAGGAGGGATACATTGAAGCGATTGAAAATTTCTTTAAAAGCGGCGAGAGTTAACGCAAATCTATCACAAGAAGAAGTAGCAAGGAAAATGAAGAAATCTAAGGTTACAATCAATAACTGGGAAAATGGAAAAACAGAAATTGATTATGGGAATTTAAATGAATTGTGTCGATTATATTCTGTCACCATGGATGATATTCTTTTGCCTTATTAGTCTACTTTAAGTAGAAAAGGAGAAAAAACATGAAACAGTTCATCAACAGAAAATTTAATGATGCCCTAAACAACAGCTTTTTAACTGTAATGAATGACGAACTTGATTACAAACGGGAGATATGGGGACTAGAAAATATTACTAACTATGGTTGGGAATGTTTTCAGGATGAAGCCATAGATAAGGCTCATGAAAACGAATCCGACGTACTTCGTCGGCACTACGGAAAGCTTGGTTCTCATCAAAACGTATATGGTCGTTGCTTTAATCCGATTTCTTAATAGGCGGTGGTTTAAATGCTAGTCCAAAATCAAAAAGACCTGTTAGTAGCTAACAATGTCTATGGACACCAACCTCAAGTATTTGGGTGGGCTGGTCGTAATGCTGAGTATGCACAATATTGGCGAAAGATCATCAAAGATTATTTCGCAAAGCGGCATACAAGCAAATTATTTAGAAAATCTATCCACGGCAAAATTAAAAAATGTCGTGAAGCAGATAGAATGGCAAAAATGGAGGCACATTATGCAAGATATTAAAAAACGTTTAAAAAAGTACATATTGTACATTATTGAATCAAGATCTACACCACAGATACTTCCAGAGCTAATTAGACAGTATGAAGTACTAGATGAAAAATATCCGGATTTTAAAGAAGCGACAGCTCCGGTTGAAGAAGCGCCATTCGACTTTGAAGATGCTCTTTTACCACATGTTAAAGCAATTACACAAGCATTAAAAAAACAAATGACGTTAACTGGCTCTAGTTTTGATTTAGCCATCTATAGTTCTTGTACAGTTCTTAATGAAATAGATAATAGCAGTACTCCAGTCAAAGGTGCACGTGTTATTTATGTGGATGAAGAATAGCAATGTGCCCACTTGTTTATACAATAAAAGACGTTGCAGAACTACTCCAATGTAGTGAAAGCAGCGTCAATAATCTTAGGGAACGTGGAATCCTTCGTGAAGTAAAAGGACTTCCGGGCGTCCGCTTCAATAAAAAAGAAGTCGAGGCGCTAGTAGGGATTGTAGATGAATATAGTCCACTACAATACAGGAAGTTAGAAAAGGAGCGTGATGAACTACTAAAAGAAAATAAAAAGTTGAAAACGAGCATAAGAAAAATAACCAGTGATTTACTGGTTATGGTAGGAGGGGAGTTGAAGTTATGATTACTGCTTTAAAATGGGCGGCGTTTATATGGATTATTGGATCCATGGGAAGCCTAGAAATCGATAGAATTGGGTTTTTACAGTTTCTATTACAAGTCATTATTGGTGGACTGGTTTGGGTATCCGCCAATGTATATGAAAATGAAAACGCCCGCTAACCGGCAAGCTAAACGGGCGTAGGTAAATAACACCTATAGAAATTATAACACGGAGAAGAAAAATGCAAAAAAAAATCGAAATCATATTAACACCTAAAGAAAATGGCGGTCATGATATGGAATTTATCTTAAATAAAGATGAATTTAATAACGGAGTACTAGAAGTTACCACCCTTTTGGCTGCAGCTGCTCATAACTTTGGACATAAAAATCTTAATACTACGCAATTTGTAGCATTTTTAGAAGCCGAAAAAGATATGTGTGAAAAACGAAAAGGAATGGCTCTTTTAAATGAGCTGCTTAATATATTTGAAAAGGAGAAAACAAATGAATGAAAAACAACAAGTTTTAAATCTAACTAATATTTGTGATGGAAAGTTAGAAGCTGAATTTGAGGAAATGTACAAAGATGCATTACGAAAAATCTCAAAAGGTCAGAAAGCTAAAATTACCATCAACATTGAAATGTTACGAGTTCCAGATACTGATACTATCGTAGAACTTGGTTACAATATCAAATCAACGTTACCAGCTATCTCACGTCGTGCTATTGGTTCTTATGCGGATGACTTCACCGTAAAAGTTGATGTCAATGAAAAGCCAGAATTGGAAGTTCTAACATTTAATTCAACAACAGAAAAGAGAGGTTAACACAATGGAAGAAAAATTTAACTTAAATGTACAAGCAGCAAATGGTGAAGTTATTATTCGTCGTGGTGAAGCCAATGACATATTCCAATATCACGGATTTAGATATGAAATTAGTAGTGCTGAATCATTTGTTAAAGGTGTAAAAGCTAAGGGCGACCCTAAAACATCTGTTATTACATATTCAGACAAAAAGGTCGTAGCAGTAACAGACTGTACCGTAACAGATCGTACGCAAGACAAAATCGTATACGCATTTCAAAAAAGCGAACAGTTTAAAGAATGGGATTCCATCTTTGGTCTAAATTTAACACAAAAAGAAATGCTTGATTTACTCCGAATTCATGAACATGAAATCGAAGATTACGAAAAGCTTTTAATTGCTGTTAGAAATTTCAAATACGTAACACAAACGGAAGGCGATTTTACTCGAACTGATGATGATAACTATGTTATGAGCATCAAAGTAAAAGAAGCGGAAGGTACGTTAAAGATGCCTCGCTTTATCTTCGTAAATATGGTCATTCTTAATGAAAGCCAATTCACTCAAAAAATTGAAGTGCAATTAGACATCATTAAGCCTAAAAACGAAGGGGATAAATTATCGTTCAAGTTATCTTGTCCAATCATGAATCGTTATATTAAAGATGCTATTAAATCTGAAACCGATTCAATTAAATCTGAATTAACTAATTACTTGTTATTGGCTGGTACTCAAGAATAAGGAGCAAATACATGAAGGAATCTATAAAAATAAACTCATTCGAACTGGAAAATGTAAAGCGTGTTAAAGCCGTTTCTTATGAACCATCACCTAATGGGTTAACCATTATTGGTGGAAAGAACGGACAAGGGAAAACATCTATCCTTGATGCTATTGCTTGGACACTAGGTGGTGCGAAATTTGAACCATCTAGTGCAGTACGTGATGGAAGTTATAATCCACCTAAATTAGAAGTTAAGCTATCCAATGGTCTAGTGGTTACACGTAGTGGTAATAGCAGCACATTAAAAGTCATAGATCCAGAAGGCAAAAAATCTGGTCAACGTATTTTAGATGGGTTTATTGGGCAATTAGCCTTAGACCTTCCTAAATTCATGGAAATGAGTGACAAGGAAAAGGCAAATGAACTTTTGAAATTATTAGGCGTAGAAGACGAATTAAATAAACTCGAAGGTAAACACCAAGAGGTGTACGCAAAACGTCATTCTATCGGTCAAATTGCTACTCAGAAAGACAAGTACGCAAAAGAATTAGTAGGATATGACGAAGTTCCATTAGAACCCATTAGCGCATCAGAACTTATCCAACAACAACAAACCATCTTATTAAAGAATGCGGAAAATCAAAAGAAGCGGAATAATGTGTCGGCTATTCAAGCTCAAATGGTTACTGTCAATAACTTGGTTGATGAAGCACAAAAGAAACTCGAAGAACTGCAAGCTAAACAAGCTCAATTAGCTGAAGATTATGATATCGCAACAACGGCAGCTAAAGATTTAGAAGATGAATCTACGGCTGAACTCGAGGAGCAAATCAAAAATGTAGATGCCATCAATCAAAAGGTACGTGCTAATCAAGAACGTGCAAGAGCATTACAGGAAGCTGCTGATTACAAAGCAGATTATGACAGTCTGACTGGTGAACTTGAAACCATCAGACAAGATAAAAATAAACTGCTTGAATCTGTACAAATGCCTTTGCCGGGATTATCTATCCAAGATGGCGTTCTTATTTACAATGATCGTCAATGGGATTGCATGTCCGGTGCTGAACAACTCAAAGTAGCTACGGCCATTGTTAGAGCTTTAAATCCTAAGTGTGGATTTGTGCTTATGGATAAACTCGAACAAATGGATGTAGACACTATGAAAGAATTTGGTGCATGGCTTGAATCGGAAGGCCTACAAGTCATTGCAACTCGTGTTACTAATAACCATGATGAATGCTCCATCATTATTGAAGATGGACACATCAAAGGTGAAGAGTACAGTAATGTGGCAGCACCAGTTAATGAAACTAAACCTGAAAATGAATGGGGTGATTTTTAATGAATATTACAACAGGTAAACGAAAACGAGCGCAGAAGGTCGTTGTGTATGGCACAGAGGGGATTGGTAAAACAACCTTCGCCAGTCATTTCCCCTCGCCTGTATTTATTGATACAGAGAGCAGTACAGACCATTTAGATGTAGCTCGTACCGATAAGCCTACATCGTGGCAAATGCTAATTTCCTTTGTTAAGGAATTTGCAACAATGCCGGGTTTCTTTCGGACTTTAGTCATTGACACTATCGACTGGGCGGAACAGTTATGTGTTGAGTATATCTGTGCTAAACATAACAAATCTGGCATTGAAGACTTTGGTTATGGTAACGGTTATGTATTCGTGCGTGAAGAAATGGGCCGGTTTCTAAATCTACTTGATGAAGTTATCAACGCAGGTATGAACGTAGTACTTACTGCTCACGCTCAAATCCGTAAATTTGAACAACCAGATGAATTAGGCGCATATGATCGCTTTGAATTGAAGCTTGGCAAAAAGACAGGCAGTCAAACGTCTCCACTTATTAAAGAGTGGGCGGACATGGTACTCTTTGCCAATTATAAAAATGAAATCATCACAACTCAGACAAACAAAAAGAAAGCAACCAATGGTAAACGGTTGATGTATGCCACCCATAATCCTGCGTGGGATGCTAAAAACCGCCATGGATTACCAGATATGATGCCATTTGAATATAGTCAAATCGCTCATGTTATTCCTGATGATATTCTACCAACTGCTACAGTACAAGAAATAGCGCAAGCCGCTAATAATGAATATGCTCCAGAAGTAATGAATGCTACCAAGGAACAAGTTGGAGAAGTTACTACAACACAACCTGTAAAAACACCACCTCAGGAAAATGTTGACACCAACAAAAACGAAACACCATTAGTTGAAACGGCTATTCCTAAACCGTTAAAAGACTTAATGGTTAAAGATGGTATTACATTAGAACAAGTTCAATCGGTAGTTATAGCTCGTGGTAAATATCCAGCTGGTACACCATTTGAAAATTATGATCCAGAATTCGTTAATGGATGGATTATCCCATTCTGGCCAAATATTGTTGAAGCAATTAAGAAAGGAAATTAATTATTATGACAGCACAACAAAGCAATTTTGAAACATTCGGTAAAGCAGAAGAAGTATATTCATTTGACCAAGCTATTTTAGCGGAAGAACGTGAATATACGTTACTTGAAGCTGGTACGTATCCATTTGTAATCACAGATGTAGCAAAAAAATTCTATGAACCTAAAGAAGGTAGCAAATTACCATCTTGTCCACAGGCTCAAATTACCCTCGAAGTAGATGGTGGTGATCAAGGTAAAACAAAATTGATTCACAACCTTTTCTATACGAAATCTACAATCTGGAAAGTTACAGAACTATTTATGGCTGTAGGACTTGCAAAAAAAGGTGAAAACTATAATCCTGACCCTGACCAATTAATGGGTAAATCTGCTATGTGTGAATTAATACAACAAGGCTATGTAAAAAATGATGGCAATAATGGCGTTCGTAACGAAATTAAAAAATGCTTTGCAAACCCTAATGCTCAAGCAAATGGATATGGTGCATTCTAATGGAACTTAGACCGTATCAACAACAAGCTGTAGATTCGATATGGCATGAATGGGAAACGGTTAATAAGACATTATTGGTTCTTCCGACTGGTACAGGTAAAACAATCTGTTTTGCCAAAGTTGCTGAGGAAGCGGTTCGCAGGGGTAAGCGTGTTCTTATCCTTGCGCATCGTGAAGAACTATTGCAACAAGCCTCTGACAAAATTATGAGTGCGTCAGGGCTTACGACTGCGATGGAAAAGGCTGAGCAATCATGCATAGGTAAATGGGACCGCATCATAGTCGGTTCTGTTCAAACGTTATGTAAAGACAAGCGATTGTCAATGTTCAGTAAAACGTACTTTGATGTCATTATCATTGACGAAGCACATCATGCTGTATCTAGTAGCTATCAAGCTATATTAAATTACTTTGACCAAGCTAAAGTCTTAGGCGTAACGGCTACACCAGATCGCTCAGATATGAAAAATTTAGGACGTGTATTTGAAAGTTTAGCATTTGAGTACACCTTACCTAAAGCTATTCAAGAGGGGTTCTTGTCTAAGATTAAGGTACAAACATTACCACTTACATTAGATATCTCATCGGTTAAGATTTCAACTGGCGATTTTGCCGTAGGTGATATTGGTAGGGTATTAGAGCCTTATTTAGAGGAAATTGCCAATAAATTAATGGAATACAGAGATAGAAAAATCGTTGTGTTCTTACCATTAATTGCTACCAGTCAACGATTCTGTGAAATTCTTAATGAGCGAGGATTTAAAGCAGCAGAAGTAAATGGCAAAAGCCAAGACCGTACAGAAATTACACAAGCATTTGCTGAAGGTAAATATAACGTGCTTTGTAACTCAATGCTACTCACGGAAGGATGGGATTGTCCAAGCGTTGATTGTGTTATTGTATTACGTCCTACTCGATCTCGTGCCTTATATTGTCAAATGATAGGCCGTGGCACACGTCTTTCACCGGGTAAAGATCATTTATTGATTTTAGATTTTCTATGGCATGTAGAACGTCACGAATTATGTAGACCGGCTCATTTAATCGCTAAGTCAGATGATGTGGCAAAACGCATGACGGAAATTCTTGAAGAAAAAGGAATGGACCTTGAAGAATGCGAAAGGGATGCAGAATCTGACGTATTAGCTCAACGTGAAGAAGCACTTGCAAAAGAACTCGCTGCCATGCGTAAGAAAAAAGCGCAACTTGTTGATCCATTACAATTCGAGTTTTCTATTCAAGCTGAAGACCTTACTCATTATGTTCCAGCCTTTGGTTGGCAAATGACATCGATTACGGATAGTCAAAAGAAAACGCTTGAGCAATTTGGGATTAATGGTGACAACATTGAAGATGCTGGCAAAGCATCTATGCTTATTGATAGATTGCAAAAACGTCGTGAAGAAGGATTGTCTACACCTAAACAAATTAGATTTCTTGAAAACAAAGGCTTCAAGAATGTAGGAACATGGAGCAATAACCAAGCCTCTAAGATGATTAGTCGTATTAGTGCTAGTGGTTGGCGCATTCCTAAAGGTGTAGTGCCTGCTACATACAAGCCACCTGTAGAAGAATTCGTTCCTCAATGGTAAGGAGTAAACATGGAAAGCAAAATTGATTTACGAGAATTACTCGAATATATAGACCCTGCCCAATGCTCCTATGAGGAATGGTTAAACGTAGGACTTGCTCTCCATCAAGAGGGCTATCCTATGTTTATATGGGAAGAATGGTCTGCAGATGATGGAGAACGATTCCATGAAGGCGAATGTGCTGCTAAATGGGAGTCATTTGGTAGGTACACCGGAAAGCTTGTTACCGGAGCCACGATCACTCAAATGGCAAAAGAAAATGGATGGACATCGAAACGTAAACTTGAAAATAATGAGGCATTAAGTTTTGACTCCATGGTATTAGCCACAACTCCGGAACAATATCAAGTTGTTGATAAGAACTGGATTGAAGAATCAGATGTTACAATTCCTAAATCCTATCCTTTAGAGCAACGTAAACGGGATATACTTACCTATTTGACCACGTTATTTGAGCCAGAGGAGTACGTTGGATATGTCGTCAATACATTTACCTTACCAGACGGCAAACAGTCCCCTACGATGGGAAATTATAGCCGTACGGTACAACAAATCATAGATGGTATTAACGGTACGACACAATTAGAAAACGTGTTCGGCAGCTTTAACAAAGAAATGGGCGCATGGATTCGGTTTAATCCAATTGATGGTAAAGGCGTTAAGAATGATAACGTAACTGCATTTCGATATATGTTATTAGAATCTGACAATATGTCACTCGGAAAACAAAAAGCCATTCTTGAACAATTAGAATTACCAATTGCAGCTATGGTATTTAGTGGTGGCAAATCAATTCATGCCATCGTTAAAGTTGATGCTTACTCCTATGAGGAATATAGAAAGCGTGTTGACTTTATATATTCCATTGCTCAAAAGAATGGTTTTAAACCGGATAAAAAGAATCGTAACCCTAGCCGATTATCTCGAATGCCGGGCGTTATGCGTGATGGTAAACCACAATTTCTTATGGCAACCAATATTGGTAAAGAAAACTATAAGGAATGGGAAGAATGGATCGCATCTGTTAATGATGATTTACCAGAACCAGAAGAACTTGACGCATTATGGGATAATATGCCAGACCTTGCACCTCCATTGATTGAAGGGATTCTCCGTGAAGGACACAAGATGCTCATTGCCGGACCTTCTAAAGCAGGTAAGTCATTTGCGCTAATTCAATTATGCATTGCCATTGCTGAAGGTAGACCGTGGTTTGGATTTGACTGCACGCAAGGTAAAGTTCTATACGTCAATTTGGAACTTGATAGGGCATCCTGCTTGCATCGGTTTAAAGATGTATACGAGGCCCTTGAACAGCAACCAACCAACATTGGGAACATATCCATATGGAATTTACGTGGTAAGTCCTTACCAATGGACCAATTGGCTCCTAAACTTATCCGCAGAGCTCAAAAGCGTAACTATAAGGCTATCATTATTGACCCTATCTACAAGGTTATTACAGGTGACGAAAACAGCGCTGATCAAATGGCAAATTTCTGTAATCAGTTTGACAAGGTATGTACTGAACTTAAATGCGCAGTTATTTATTGTCATCACCATTCTAAAGGGAGCCAAACTGGTAAGCGGTCTATGGACCGTGCATCCGGTTCTGGTGTATTTGCTCGTGATCCAGATGCATTACTTGACTTACTCGAACTCGAACTCGAGAACATGAACGAGGATAAACTCCAAGATGCTCCTATTGATACTAGCCAATGTACTGCATGGCGAATGGAAGGAACACTCCGAGAATATCCGAAGTTTAAACCAGTGGATTTATGGTTTGAGTATCCTATTCATAAAGTCGATACCAACGGGTTCCTTGCAATGGCTCAATTTGATAGTCCGCAGTCTAAGGGGTTAGACAAAATGAATAAACGTAAGCAAGCTATCAAAGAAAAGAAAAAAGAGCAATTGGTAGATGCTTTTAATATTGCTGCTGCTGAAAATGGATTTAACGGCAGAGCAGATATTAAACGAGTAGCCGAAATTATGGAAGTTAGTGAAATGACCGTTCGTCGATATTTAAGAGAAACACCAATTTTTAATGTCGATAAAGGCGAGTTATTTAAGGCTGATGATTGTTAACATATACATATTAACAATAGGTTAACAATAGTAACAACACACCTTATATATATATATAGGTATGTTTGTTATTGTTTGTGTCCCAATGTAAGGTGGATTCAAGCTAAGGGGGTAAGGAAAAGGATTTCTAAAATCATCCTTTTCTTACCTCTTCCCCTTAGGTTGAACCCTACATTACAAAAGGGCTTTGAAAATTGTATTGGTTATTATCAATTAAATTCTCAATAAAGGAGGATTGGTTATTGATTATTGAATTTTTCATTCCTCTTAAAAAGGTTCCTACGGTTACACATCAAACGAAACAGGTAAATACACAACATGGTAAGCCTATCTTTTATGAATCAGATAAGTTAAAACATGCTAAACAAATATTCTTAGCTGGTTTAGCTGATCATGTTCCTAGTAAACCTTTAGAGGGACCGATTCGATTGGTTACCAAGTGGTGTTTCGGTAAAGCAAATTGTAAAGCGCCACATTGGAAAACCACTCGGCCAGATACAGATAATCTTATTAAATTATTTAAGGACTGTATGACCAAGTTGAATTACTGGAATGATGATGCTCAAGTCTGTAGTGAAATTACAGAAAAGTATTGGAATCCAGTCACAGGGATTTGGGTACATATTGAAACGTTGAAAGGTTGATGCTATGAAGAAAAAATTAGTCTATGTCGCCCATCCGTATGGGGGCAAGGAAAGTAATCGTAAAAAGATTGATGTGATCATGGGGGATTTGGTTTTAAATGATACCAGCCATGACTATGTTTCTCCAATTCACAACTTTGGATATGTATATCTGACTGGTGACGATTACCAAAGAGGCCTAGATATTTGCTTAGGCCTATTGAGCCATTGCGATGTGCTAGTGCTTTGCGACGGCTGGGAAACGAGCAGAGGTTGTCAAGGAGAGTGCGGTCATGCTGTAAAAATGGGAATACCAGTATTTACAATAAATGAATGGAAAGAACAACTAAAAGGGAGTAAATAAATGTATACGGTAGTATTAATAGAATGCAATGGTAGCGATAACGTAGGACGTTATGGTTCGTATAAAACAATAAACGAGGCACGCAAGGCGAGAAATAAATTTGAAAAAGAGCAAAGAAAATTCATGCAAGGCCTAAGCGACGAACAATTTTCTAAATTTATTGAAGAAATGCCAGTTATTGTAAAGAATTATTCTCACATTATGAGCGTTTCATATATTTTGCAAAATTGCTGTGGGTAAACGAATAAATTACCAGCAAATCATAGTGTAATCATTATGATTAATGCCCCTAAAACAGAAATTATATTTGAATTTCAAAAGGATAAACCAATATGAATAAGTTTGGACAGAATTTTAACAATTATTCATTTGATGAATGTGAAGTTGTTATTAAGAAAATCGCAAAGGATTTTGAAGAGAAACGACGTGAAGCAATCGCAAAATTATTCAAAATGCATTTAGGCAGCGAAGATGTTATTCCTGAAATTTGTATCCATAAAAGGAACATAAGATTTTCCTATAAAACAAAAGTGGCAATTATTGAATATCAGGAACCATTATGTTTGACTGTTGAACGTGGATTATCTGATTCAATGTCATTGGCTAGATTTGTTAGCGATGTAACAAAAGAAATTGGCCGTTTATATGAAAAAGCAATATGTGATATAAGAAAGAGGCAGATAAATGTATAGGATTATACGTGAAAGCGAAAAAATAAGACTACAACAAAGAATTGATCTATGTGGTGCCATTATTGGATTAATGGCTATGGGTATTTTATTATTGCTTGGTTTATTAGTGATGTTGATATATTTGATTAAGTAATGTATGGGCAGTGAAATATCCGCCCTATCATAAGAGGTGAGTAAAATGAACGAAGAAAATAAAAATGAATTAAGTATTAGTGAACCTGAATGGCAAGCTAGATTTAGGGGAGAGTATAAACAATTAAAAGATCGTTACAACAAGCTGCACAGAATGATTGTTAAATATGATGCTGGAACTTTAGACTTTAAACCAACGTGTCCTATCGATTTGTTGCGTAGACAAAAGGCTACTATGGGAGAGTATTTAAATATACTTGAAATTAGAGCGGAAATTGAAAATGTGCATGGTTTAGATGATAATAATCCTGAATTAAAAAACTATAAAGAAATAGTGAAGAATGGAAGATTTGCATGAGTAATTATAAGAGGTGAGTATGAGAATTTATAGTACTTTATTTGAAGAAGGTTTAGCTAATACTATTAACCTTTTAACCTGTGCTTTAACTATTGTTCATATCAATAATATTTACGTACCTAAAATCAAATATTATTTTGATTCTTTTTATATCAAATATCAAATTGGACCTATTTATATTGAACATAGAATCAGTATGATGGAAATTCAACATTCCGATTTACCTTTAGAAGAATTTGTATATAATATAAAACGACATGTTTTAACTAAGTACTTCTGTGAATATGAAAATAAAAATAGGTTAATGTGGGATGCAGTATATGATGAAATAAAACAAGATATATTATCCACTACATTAAATTCTTGTAAAGATCGATGTGCATCTGATTATAAAGAACCAGCAGGTGATACCGATGAATGAAATGATTATAAATATTCTATTGGCGATTTACCTCGTGGTTATTTTTAAAATGTCCTATTACTCGTATCGTGAAGCTGCTGCATTAAAACATTTTATGGTTTCTGATGCATATAGAATGCAACTACAGAAAATTGTTAGATCTCAAATACGGGATATGGTGATATGTAGTATTCTGTTTGTATTAAATATTGTTTGTGTGGTGGTCCTATGGTAGAACTTAGCAAAAAGGAATATCGTGAGCTGGCATATAAGTACCTGCATGAGGCAAGCAAAGCAGCATTACGGATTAAATCGTTGAAACGTAATATCCAACGCATTAAAAACGATATCACATCATTACGTGCCGTAAATTATGGAAAAGAACGAGTAGACGGCGGCGAACCATCTGGTATTGAAGATGATATTAACAGGCTACTTGAGATGGAAATGAGGTACAAACGCCAGATTCATGAACTACTTACCAAACGTGATGATGCTTGTCATATGATAGATTCGTTATCGAATACATTTGGATCCATTATTCTCATGCAACAATATATTAATGGTATGTCGGCTAAAGAGGCTTACGCATTTGTGGGATATGGTGAATCGCAGGGAAAAGAATATAAGAAGTTGGCTCTTCTTGAATTAGGTTATAAACTCCGCCTTAAATCGGCTTAAATCGGCTAATTCCGACCTTTTAAGCCCCCTATATCTATGATATATTGTATGTGGAAGAACATGAGTTCATCTCCTAAGCATTTAGAGTACCAAACACAAAAAAGACACATCATAACGGTGTGTCTTTTTTGTTACAGAAAATTATGACACAAATACACTGCATCAAGCATAAATGCTTGAATAATAAAAATGGAATATGTACGGCCAATGAAATATTTTATGATGGCCTATGTCAATCCTATATTACGCATTCAAGTGCTAGTAAAAATTCATGCGGATTATGTGTAAGAAAAAATGGGAAGATGATTCGCAAGGGCGGTAATACATTAAAGTGAGGTGATGATCCATTGCGAGTAAATAAAAAGAACTGGCTAACTGACCCAGATAATTTATTGCGTGCAGAAGGTTGGGCTCGTGATGGCCTTACTGATGAGCAGATAGCAAAAAATATAGGGATTTCGGTTAAAACACTGTATAACTGGAAAAAGGATTCCTTACCTTTTTTACAGTCCCTTAAAAGAGGGAAGGAAGTTATTGACCTTGAAGTCGAAAATGCTTTACATAAACGTGCTATGGGTTACGAATATGAAGAGAAAACATATGAGAATGGGAAGCTCGTTAAAGTTGTAAAGAAACAACAACCTCCAGATGTTACAGCTCAAATATTCTGGCTAAAGAACCGCAATCCTGAAAAATGGAGAGATACTAAAAATATCGATGTTAAAGGTGAGCTTACGGTGTCTGCTATGGATAAATTGAAAGCTGCACGGGAGAAGGCTAATGGAAAAACATGACGAGTTAATAGAGGCATTAGGCGCTCTTACGCATGATCCGTTAGCGTTTGTATACTTTGCCTATCCTTGGGGAGAGCCGGGGACGCCATTGGAAAATATGGAAGGTCCCGATGAATGGCAAATACAAATCTTAAAAGACATCGGCGAACAATTAAAGAAAGGTAAGTCATTACAAACCGCTATTCAAGAGGCGGTAGCTTCTGGCCATGGTATCGGTAAATCAGCACTGATATCATGGCTTATTCATTTTGCAATATCTACTCATGAGAATACTCGTGGTGTAGTTACTGCTAATACGGAAGGTCAGCTCCGGACTAAAACATGGCCAGAACTTAGCAAATGGCACAATATGTTTATTGCTAAAGATTTGTTTACCTACACGGCCACAGCTATTTTTTGTAGCGATAAAGACTATGAAAAGACATGGCGCATCGATGCCATTCCTTGGAGTAAGAACTCTCCTGAATCATTCGCTGGTCTTCACAATCAAGGCAATCGAATATTGGTTCTATTTGATGAAGCCTCTGCTATTGATGATGTCATTTGGGAAGTAACTGAAGGGGCTCTTACAGATGCTAATACTGAAATCATTTGGTGTGCATTTGGGAACCCTACTCGTAATAGCGGTCGGTTCCGTGAATGCTTTAGGAAATATAGAAAATTCTGGAATACATATCAAATTGATAGCAGAACTGTTAAGATTTCTAACAAAGCTAAGATTGAAGAATGGTTAGAGGCTTACGGTGAGGATTCTGACTTCTTTAAAGTTCGTGTACGTGGCGTGTTCCCTTCCGCATCAGATTTGCAGTTTATCTCTACTGAAATTGCTGACAAGGCACAAAAACAATCGTATAAGCTGGGAGCATTTGACCATTTACCGGTAATCATTGGTGTGGATCCTGCGTGGACTGGTTCAGACTCTTTAGAAATAGTAATGCGGCAAGGCTACTATATGAAGTCACTCGCATCTGTCCCTAAGAATGACGATGACTGGCGTATGGCTCAACTCATTGCTCAGTTCGAGGACGAATACAAAGCTGATGCCGTATTCATTGATATGGGGTACGGCACAGGGATATATTCTATCGGTAAGCAATTAGGCCGCAAATGGCGGTTAATTGAGTTTGGCGGTAAGAGTAATGACCCTGTATATCTCAATATGAGGGCTTACATGTGGGGCCAAATGAAAGAATGGCTTCGTGAGGGCGGTTCTATTCCACCAAATGATCAAGCACTCTACGATGATATCGTAGGGCCTGAAGCGATCATTGATAAAAATGGCCGTATTCAGCTTGAAAGTAAAAAAGATATGAAAGACCGAGGGTTGCCATCACCAAATAAAGGCGATGCATTAGCCTTGACCTTTGCTGCGCGGGTCGTTAAAAAAAGCGAAACAGGCAATAGGATTGTAGCTAATACGAGTTACAATCCTTTTTAATTGTAGAAAGTGAGGGATTGAGATGTGTATGAAAGGTGCATCTGCTAACTATACACCACCTGCTCCGGCTCCGACTGTTCAGACGAATATGAGCAATCAAACTGGTGAGGAAATGGCAGAAACTAAACGCAAATTCAAACGTGGCTTTGAATCTACTATCTTAGGTCCGACTGCGAGCGGTCAGAAATCAATTTTAGGGGGATAGCATGGCGGAAATGGAATCTTTACTAGCTAGACAACCTACGGAAGGCATTAAGCCTGTTAGGCGTGATTATACAAAGTTACGAAAGAAGTTTTCGCAACTATTTAACGCACAGCAACGATACGTAAATAAGTGGAAACAGTTGCGTGACTATCAGTTGCCGTTCATTGGTCAATTTGATGGTGAAGAGGAACAATCAGAACCTTATAACGGTAAAATCCTAAATCCTGTAGCTTGGGAATCCTGCCAGATATTCGCCAGTGGCGTCATGAGCGGCTTAACGCCTCCGAGCCGTAAATGGTTTAAGCTAACCATGGAGAATATCGACGTAGCAGCGAATAGCCAAGTTGCAGAATTGTTGGATGAACGAGAGGAAATATTGTATGCGGTCCTCGCTAAATCTAATTTCTACAGCGTAGTTCACCAAGTTTACATGGAACTAACAATGGGACAAGCACCTATGGGGATATTTGCTGATAGTGAATCTGGTGTTCGTTTCACATCATATCCGATTGGAACCTATGCTATCAGTACCAATAGCAAGGAAACTGTAAATATCTTTGGTCGTAAATACAAAATGACAGTAGATCAGATTGTCGAACAGTTTGGGTACGAGAATTGCCCAGATAACGTTAAGAATATTTACGATAATGGCAACAGCTTGCAACAGTCATTCACAGTCAACTGGTTGGTTGAGCCTAACAAAGACCGTAATGATAAGTTAGGACGTCGCAATATGCCGTATTCATCTATCTACTGGGTCGAAGGCAGCAACAGCGATGAAGTTTTGTATCATGGCGGCTTTGAGGAGTGGCCAATTCCAATTGCTCGACATACATCCATGGACTTGAATGGTTACGGCAAAGGCGCTGCATGGTTCGCTCAACCAGATTCACAAATGTTACAGAAATTGGAATTTGATTATCTGACAGCCGTTGAATTAGGCGTTAAACCTCCTATGCAAGCACCATCTGATGTAATTAGTACGGTTAACTTATATCCGGGTGGCATTACAGAGATTGAGGGACAACATAAGGTTGAACCGATGTTTGCAGTGCAGTCCAATTTACAAGATATTCAAAATAAGATTGCAGTTACAGAGGATTCAATCAAAAGAGCCTATAGTGCGGATTTATTTCTAATGTTAGACCAAATCGACAAGGGCCAGATGACGGCTCGTGAGGTTATGGAACGAACTCAAGAGAAATTACAACAATTAGGCCCTGTGGTTGAACGGTTACTATCTGAGTTCTTGAACCCAATTATTGAACGTGTGTATGCGGTCCTAGATCGTGCCGGTGTGTTCCCACCTGTTGAGGATGAGGAACTTCTAGACCAATTAAACGGTCAAGAGGTGAAGATAGAATACATCTCACCATTGGCCCAAGCGCAAAAGATGAGTTCCTTGGTGAACATTGAACAGTATTTTGCGTTCATCATGAGTTTGGCACAGGCTAATCCTAACATCGTTAACAAATTCAACTTTGAGGAAGCGGCTAATACATACGGAGTTAACTTGGGCGTACCGGCTAAGATTATTCGTTCCGATGATGAATATCAAGAAATCTTAGCGCAACAAGCACAAGCACAGGCTGAACAGGAACAGCAACAACAACTTATGCAAGCGGCTCAATTGGCACCGGGAATGGCGCAAGCAGCTAAGCAAGCAACAGACGCCGCCAATGATGGCAACCCTGCATTACAGAGTTGGCTAGGAATGGACGGTGTTTAGATGAAAACAATTAAAGATTATATGCAGGAGCGAGATATGCAGGCTCTTAACCACGTACTTAGCACAGAGCTAGGTAGGTGGTTTTTTTGTCGGTTAATGGACCGCTCAGGCATATTAAAGCAATCTTTCACTGGCAACAGTGAAACATATTTTAACGAAGGAAAACGCAAGGTGGGTCTGTTATTCCATGGGGACCTAAACAAATTAGGCGTCGATGGCGTTAAACAGTACCACCAAGCACAGCTCGAATATATCGGGCAACAAGAATATTTTAATAGTTTAGTCGAAAAGGAGACATAAAATGGCTGAAGAAACTATGGGTGCTAACAATAACATGACTGGCAATGAACCGGGCGCAAATCCGGACCTAAACAATCCTACGCCACCTACTGAACCACCTGCTAATCCAAATGGTGAAGGTAATCCATCTGTACTAGGCGGTGATAATACACCACCTGCTGAACCAACTGTTTATGACTTTAAGGATGTATTCCCTGAAGGTACTGAACTTGATGAAACTGTATCCGCTGACTTTAGCAAATTGCTTAACCAAGTTGGTGCTACACAGGAACAGGCGGTTGAACTAGCCAAGTTTGGCAGTCAGTACGCACAAAACATCTTGACTGCTTATCAAGAGCAACAAGAACAAGCGCTTGTTGAAAAACACCAAGCGGATTATGAAAACGCCAAAAAGGAATTAGGCGGTAAATTCGATGAAACTGTAGCCCTCGCAGGTAAAGGCATTGAAGCACTAACTAAAGCGGTACCGGAATTACGTCAATTACTTGTTGATAGTCATATCGATAACAACATCAACATGATTAAGGTATTTGCTGCTGTTGGTGAAATGGTTCAGGAAGACCCGGGCAAAGGCACAGGACAAGCCGGAGCCGGTCAAAATTCTGATGAAGAAACAGCAAAACGAAAAATGTATCCATCTATGTATTAAGAAATGAGGTAAATAATTAATGGCTACAATTGGAACTCAAAATTTAACACTTTTAGATTTGCAAAAACGAATGGATCCAAATGGTAATGTTGCTCAAATTATTGAGCAATTAGACCAATCTACAGAAATCATTCAAGATATGACGATGGTCGAATGTAACCAAGGGTCTAGCTTTGTAACAACTGTACGTAATGGTTTGCCATCTGTTACATGGCGTAAATTATATGGTGGGGTTCAAGCGTCTAAATCCGCAACAAGTCAAATTACTGATACTTGTGGTATGCTTGAAGCTTACTCTCAAACTGATAAAGCGATTGTTGATAAATCCAAAGATAGAGCATCTTTCCGTGCGTCGGAAGATAAAGCATTTGTTCAATCTATGGGGCAAGAATTATGCCGTACAATTTTCTATGGTGACGAAAATACGCCAGAGAAATTCATTGGCTTGGCTCCTCGATTCAATACTCTTGATATTAAGAAAGCAGCAAGTGCAGAAAACATTCTTGATGCAGGTGGCACAGGTAACTTAGCGTCTATTTGGCTTGTTGGCTGGGGTCCTTTATCTGTACATGGTATTTATCCTGAAGGTTCTCAAGCAGGTTTACACCAAGAAGATAAAGGCGTTGTTACTGTTACTAAAGATGATGGCTCCATGTTCGAAGCGTATCGCACTCACTTTAAACATGATGTTGGTTTGACTGTACGGGATTGGAGAAACGTTGTTCGTATTGCCAATATCGATGTTACGAAATTGACAAATGACGCTAAAGCCGGTGCAGATCTTATCAACTTAATGATTGAAGCGGAAGAACGTATCCCTAACCTTGGTGGTGTTCGTCCAGTATGGTATATGAACCGTACATTGCGTACATTCTTACGTTTACAAAAGAACACAAAACATGGCTCCACTATCACTGAAGATATGGAAATGGGTAAACTTGTTACTCGTGCAAACGGTGTACCAGTTCGTAAAATTGATGCATTGTTAAGCACTGAATCTCGTGTTATTGCGTAAAGAAAGGAACATAATTCAATGATTATTGATGAACAAAATACATTTTTCTGGAAAAAAGAAATCACTGCAAATACAAATTCTGACGTGGTGATGAACGGTAACGGTGGTGATGCTGCCGTTGCCTTATGGTTGTATATTCGTTTAGATAAAGACGTTACAGGTACACCTTTATTCAATGTGTACACATCTGATAAGGAAAATATGGCTGATGCCACATTGTTAACAGGTATTACATTACCACAAAATTCCAAAGCTGGTACAGAATACAAAGGTCGACTTCCAGCAGGTGCGAAAAAGTACATTCGCATTAATGCTAATAATATGACTGCTGCTACTATTACATCGTTCTTAACAGATGGTGTTAATTTGAAATAAGAAGGTGCAACTATGAATTTTACGGCTAAAGAAACTATGTACCACGGCAACCGTGGATTAATTCAAGCAGGTGAAAGTATTGATTTCTCTGAAGAAGAAATCAAAGAGTTTGAGCCTGATTATTTTAAGCAGCTTTTCTCTGGTAATGAAAATGAAGTAGCAAAAATCTTTAACCCAAAATCTAAGGCTAAAGACAAAGAACCGGGTACTGAAACAGAGCCGGGTGACAAAAATCCACCAGATGAAAACACTGAAGGTGACAATACTGGCAATGAAAATCCACCAGATGAAAACACTGGTGACGAAAAGCCTAAGAAAACAAGCAAAAAGAAAACCGATACTACGGAAGAATAAGGGACAATATGAGGGGTGCTTATGCATCCCTCTATTACCATATAGGGGGAACGAACCATGACACCTACGGACATTTGTAATCAAGCACTCGCATTAATTAATGCAGGACTACTTTATTCGTTTGAAGAAGAAACAGAGCAAGGCCGTCAATGTCGTATGCAATATGACCCAACTAGACAGTTGGTATTACGGCAATTTGAATGGAATTTTGCTCGAAAAAATGAAAGATTGGTATTATCCGCTCATAAAATTAATGGGTGGAATTATGTATATGCGTATCCGGAACGATGCATTCGGATATTAGGAGTTATTCCACAAGGCGATCGCTTCCATGCGGAATCGCAACCGGAATATAACATATTTAATATTGGAAATAACAAAAAATGCATAGTGAGCGATGTGCCATTAGCATTCATTGATTATATATATGATGTAACAGATTTAGACGTTTGGGATTCCATATCCTTGTATATGTTGCAATGTAAATTGGCGAGCGCTCTAGCCATGCCATTAACTGGCGATAGAGGATTGTTTGACCAAGCGTACAAGTTGTATCAAGCAGCAGTTCAAGAGGCAAAAGGTATGAATGCTAAAGAACGCAAGCAAGATACAGTATATATATCCAGTTATGTGAAAGCGAGGGATTGGTAATGGGTAATCCTATCTATATATCACAATTAGCTTTTACAACTGGTGAAGTATCACCGGATGTATCGAGCCGTTTTGATTTAGAGCAATATAAAAGTGCTTTATTAGAGGCGGAGAATGTAGTTATTCGTCCATATGGAGCCGTTGCCAAAAGACAAGGCAGCCAATATGTAGGGCAAGTTAAATATAGCGATAAACCAACACGATTATTTGAATTTACTACAAATACTAACAATTCTTTCATGCTCGAGATTGGCGACAAATATATTCGTGTGTGGAACTACGGAGTTTATACAGGCATTGAAGTTACAACTCCTTTTACTAGCGATATATTGTTTGATTTGAACTGTAGTCAATCTGGTGACGTTATGTTCATCTGTAGTGGGAAATATCCGATACAGACACTATCTCGGTATAGTGATACTGATTGGCGACTTGAAGCCTACAAGTTAACTGAACAACCGTATGACACAATCAATACAGATGTTAATTCTAACGTAACAGTAACGGGTGATATGATACGTTCTAGTAAGGATCTATTCAATGCTGATATGGTTGGAATGGTCATGCAACTAGGCTATTTCGTTGCAGCTGTTCATACAAAGAATACTGGCGTAGTAGTAGAGAAAAAAGAAAAACGGTCATTTATGGGCGGCTTTAATAAATGGAATGAGTACAACAACATTAATTACAATGTGGAATCCTATTCAACAGACCAAGACCTAGCTTGGAAGTTCACCACACATGGTACATGGACGGGCACAGTTAAACTTCAAATCACCACAAATAATGGTTCGACTTGGAAAGATTATCGTACATATTCTAGTAAAAATGATTACAACGTAACGGACGCCGGGAAAATTGAACCAAATGCAAAATTACGCATTCAATCAGATATTAGTAGCGGCGAATGTAATGTTGATTTGTCAATTCTTCCATATACTACATGGGGCGTTATCGAATTGAAAGAATTTGTAGATGCTAAAACCATGAAAATTAATATTTTGAATGGCATTGTTGAAAATGAAGCTACCTCAAAATGGAAAATGGGTAGTTGGGGTCGTAGTAATGGATATCCTAAACTATGTACGTTTTATCAAGACCGTTTTGTAGTGGCCGCTACCAATAAGAACCCTAACTATATTTGGATGAGCCGTACTGGTGATTATCCTAACTTTGGCGTTGAAAAAGTAGAGGGAACTATTACAGATGATAGCTCGATTACCTTGCCTGTGATTAATCGCAAAATGTACGAAATTCGTCATCTTGTACCAGCTAATGATCTAATCATTCTTACGAGTGGTAATGAATGGATTGTAAGCGGTGATAAAACTATTACACCTTCTAACTGTAACCTAAAGACACAAACACAACGAGGGGCTTTATCATGTGAACCACAGTTCATTGGTAACCGATGTGTATTTGTTCAAGAACGTGGTGGTACTGTTCGTGATATGGGGTACTCTTATGAGAGTGATAACTACACAGGGCAAGATTTAACGCTATTTGTTAAGACTCGTGTTAGAGGGTATTTAACTATCACCAGTGCATATGCGCAAGATCCAGATAGTATTATTTACTACATCAGAAATGATGGGGAGATTAATTGCTTGACCTATATCCCAGAGCAGAAAGTATACGGCTGGTCACATTTTGTGACCAATGGTAAATATCTATACTGCGAATCCGTGTCTGAGGGTGAACAGGATAGTTTATATACACTTGTTGAACGTACATTACAAGGTAAAAAAGTAAAATGTATTGAGCGTATGGTGCCGCTGTATTCCGATGATGTGAATGTATTCCTTGATTGTTATGTCGAATTTAAGTCGAGTAATGCAATTGATAGCATTAACATTCCTCATTTGAGTGGTCAAACTGTACAAGTAGTAATTGATGGTAAACAACAACCGGATGTGGTTGTGCCAGATGATGGCTTATTACAATTAAACGTCAGTGGTAGCAATATTAAAATCGGATTACCGTTCACCTCTAAAATTCGTGTTCCATCAGTAGAAATGCAAATGCAAGATGGAACCTTGCAAGGGCGTGTAGCTACGGTATCAAGAGTTGTATTGCGTATGTATAAATCGTTTGGTGGTAAAGTTGGCCGTACATTTGACAAAATGGATGATATTACATTACCACCGAATGAACTATTTACTGGCGATAAGCCTGTAATTTTACCTAAAATGGGGACAAATTATTCAACCGATACATCGATATGTATTAAGCATAGTGATCCATTCCCATTTAATTTATTATCAATAACTCGAATAGTTGAAATTGGCGGAGGACTAAGAGATGTACCGGGACTATAAAATTGATGAAATTGAGCCTACACGGCGAGATAAATTAATTCATGACCTAGAAGTCAACCTAAGGGCAATAGATGCCATAGAAGTCCAAGAGGTGAATCGTTTATATCCTTTTAAAGATTTCTGTTCCGAAATTTGTAAGCCGGATTATGATAGCCATATCGTCGTAGATGATGATGTGGCAATTTGTGTGTATGGGATTGCAAAAGAACCGGTTAACGGAATGTATGGGATATATTTTCTTGGCAATAAAGTATTAGAAAACGATATGCGCTGGCAGATGCGTTTTATCAAGTTAAGCAATCAAGTCATCGCTGAATGGTTAGAAACTCGTGAATGGCTATTCAATTACGTTCATACAACAAACATTAAAACAAAACGATGGCTCGAATCGATTGGGGCCGTGATTCATCCAACTGTTAAGGTTGGTGATTTGGAATTATTTACTCTCAAGAAGGAGGATTTCATATGTGCTTACCCGCAGCGGCAATCTTAACCGCAGTTAGTACTGGCATGGGAATGATTGCTCAACATCAACAAACAAAAGCGCAAGTTGCTATGTATAATGCGCAAGCACAAGCGGCAGAAGCTAATAAGCGAATATCTGACCGCAAGCAAGAGCAAATTGCCATGCAACAACTCCAAGAGCGTGACAAAATGGATAATCGTATGCGTCTTGTAGCCGGAACGAATGCAGCCGAAGCAGGGGCAGGCGGATTGCAGATGGCAGGGTCCCCATTACAGTTAATGGCTAGTAGTTATGATGAGTACAACAAAGATGTATATAACTGGGAACAAAACAAGAATAATGCTATTTACAACGAATATTTGAATGGTATGAACTATCAGAATGAAGCTAGTGCCGCACGTGCTGCCGCAAAAAATGCACGACGTCAAGGGAACTTGGCAATGGTAGGTAGTATTCTTGGCGCTGCATCATCTATGTATGGGCTTAAACAACAATATGCCAAGCCTAAAATGACGACTACATATGGTGGTGACCCTATTGGATATACAGATAAGGGGCCTGTGGTAACAGTTAAGCGTGATTACAAAATGAGGTAGTAGGATATGAAATTTGCTAATTATGATCCGACGCAAAAGCTGAATACGATTCAAGGCAGTACACAAGCTTCCGGTAATGAAATGGCATATGGCGGTAATCAACAGGGATTATCAAGTCTTGGTAAAGCTATTGGCGATTTAGGCTCAACTATGCTACAGATTCAAAAACAAAAAGAATTGGTAGACGTAGTAAATGCGACTAATGAATATACCGAAGCTATGAACCAAGCTATGTATGACCCCGATAATGGCCTTATGAATCGTAAAGGCGAAAACGCATTAAATATCCCTACTGATTATAGTGAGATTGAATCTGTTAAACGAAATGAAATCATGAGAAAATATGGTTTTAAAATGACCGATTCGATTAATGCGTTTAATAAAGTTGTTGATAACGACAGAATAAATACGATAAATACAATCAATCGATATGTTCGCGGCCAATATGAAGACAGTGCTATGAAGGCGTTGAATATGAACATTCAAAATATCGCTAATAACGGTGTTGTAAACAGCAATCCCGATTCATTTGGACAAACTATGCAACAAATAAGCGGTAGTGTTCATGCTCAACTTGCCAATCTTGGATATGACGATAATACGATTAATCTTCAAGTTAAAAAAGCACAGCAAAATACTGCAGTTACCATGATTGAAAAGAAAATCTCTGATGATGATTTAGACGGCGCAAATAAGATGATTAATGCCGCCGCTGAATCCGGATTGATTGACGAAAAGGAAATCATGGGATATCGGCAAAAGGTACGTAAAGCAAGTATGGTATTGGCAACCGGTAATGAAAAGACTATTCGTGATGTCATTGGTGAATTTGACCCGTATGATCCAGACCTTTTGAATAAAGTTACCAATAAATTGTTCGAAAGTGGATTTGGTAAAGTTGCGGGTAGTACTGGTGAGGCGACTGTCGAAAATTTAAAAGCGGCTGTAATGGGACAGGAAAGCGGCGGTGATGCTAGCGCTGTTAATGGTCGGACAGGTGCTTATGGTTTATTCCAAATTTTACCAAGTAATTGGCCTGAATGGAGCGAACAAGCAGGTATTCCGGGGGCCGATATGTCTGACCCGGAAGCACAAAAGAAAGTTGCCGCATTCAAATTAGGTGAGTATGCACAAAAATATGGTGTTGAAGGGGCCTTTGCTGCATGGTATGCGGGACCTGTGAACGGGCAACGTTGGAAAGATGGCGCACCGGATGCCATCGATAGCGATGGCAATCATTATTCATGGGATGCACCACAAGGAAATGGTGATGAACCTAGTGTTCGCCAATATATACAAGAAGTTAAATCACGTCTATTTAATGGGCAGGCACAAGCGGAAACTCCCGCACAGGCTCAACAGCGTAAAGAAATGATTCAACGTAATGTTGCTACGCAACTCCAACAAATTGCACATAGTCGTGCTGTGGCATTAGAAAACCAAAAAGCAGAAGTAGAACAAATGGTTGCTGCCGATGCTAAAAATGGTGGTACTGATGTAACAGCATTAAAGATTAGGCAGGATTATGCGGCTACTCATCCTGAATATGCAAGAGCCATGCAAGGTCAATTGAATCAAGCGCAAATAGCAGTTAATAAAGCGGCCGCCAAAGCATTGCAAGCTAAAGAGGTAAATGTACTAGGCGTGAAAACAGCTATTGCTAACGGTCAATTTAAAAGCATTGATGACCTAAATGATTTTATCGGTCAAATGGGCGTATATTTTAATCCTCAACAATTATCGCAAATTAATAAGGAATTTGATGAGTACGCTAATGGTACTGGCAAATACTCTCCTAATATGAAAGGTATGAAAAGTAGCATAGAAAGCCTAGCCGGTAGGAAGATTGATGGTGTTGAATGGCAAGGCGTATCTGCTGCGGTATATCCAAAAGTTCAAGAATTCAGAGAAAAGAATGGGTATGATCCGTCACCTGCACAAATGGCTCAATGGGGCGCAGAGGAAGTGGCACAACAGGCAATTGCATCCACTAAAACAGGTGAGTTCTGGGGTGCGGGGAAAATGGCAAATTTCTTTGGCGGTAAAGGTTCTGCTGTTAAATATACAAATGCTCAATTGGCTGCTAACGGTATGTATGGACTATACAATACTACAGGCGATGATGGACAACCTTATTATGTTTATAAAGATAGTAGCGGAGATACACATACAATTACACCGGAAGAATTGGCAGAAAGGTTAGGTCAATAATGGGTAACTATAAAATTACACCTGAACAAGCGACGAATGGTACTTTTGGCATTCAGTCTAATGCACATACGCCATTTGAAGGTGCTGTGCAACAAGAAACCACGGACAATTCGTATGGTAAAGCCATAAGTAATGCCGCCAGTGGATTTAATAATTGGTTACATAAGGATCCGTCACAAGCTACAGTAGATACTAATAGCTTAAATGCATTGGCACAAACAGACGTAACGCCTGAGCAAAGTGAAAACTTTGTAAATAAAGCTAGCGAAATATTACAACCGGCCATGCATCGTGCCGAACAAATCTATCTATGGAATAAAGAAGATTGGAGCCGGTCCGCTATTGATAGTGGTGAAAAGCTAGGTATAAATCCGGATTTAATTATGGCAAGTGGCCAAGAAGGTATCAGACGTGCTGAATTGGCCGCTGCACAAATGGATAGAGGAAAAACAATTCAAGAGATCCGTAATATGTATCCGGAACTTAATACCATAAATTATAAAAGTTCTGCTGAAGCAATTACTGCATTACGTAATCTTGAATCCATTAATAATACTCACGGCGTATTTGATGCGGTGCAACAGAATGTTTGGTCTATGAATGACCAAATCTTACGCGCCCAAGCCGGATATAAATTATCTCAGGAAAATGATCCTAATAAAATTGCTGAATTAACAGCAGAAATTAATCGGTTAGATGAAAATTTATCTAAATATAGACAGTCTGATGGCAACAGTATTTTAGAAGCTGTTATTGGAGAAACTGCAGCGCAAGGGTATATGATGGCTGTACATGCTATCAAAGGTTCAAATCGTGCTGCAGAAGGTATGGCATTAGGTGCAGCTGCTGGTGCTGCTGCTACTGCGCCAGTTGGTGGTGAGGGTGCTATTCCGGGTGCATTAGTTGGTTTGAAGACTGGCATACAAGTAGGTATGGCAGAACAAATGTATCAAATGTCATTCGGAAGCAAGTACCTAGAACTTATCAACAAGAAAGATGTGAATGGTAATCGAGTATATTCCAATGAAGAAGCAAAAGAGTATGCTATGTCGTTCGCCGCAGTTGATGCGGGTATTGAATTTGTAGCCACTCGTGCTATTGGTAAAGCGGCATCTAAAATCGCTCCTAAGTCCGCATTTGCCAATGCAGTTTCAAGAGGAACTACTAATGCAGCTGAGACATTTAATCGTGGCATTGGCGTAACTGCTGCACAAGTGGCTAAGTCTTCCATTAAAGCCGGCGCTCCAGAATTATTTGAGGAAGGCCTACAAGACGTCAACGAAAAATTACAGCATAACCTATGGCGCAAATCGAATGATCAAGAGGGTCCATATTCTGTAGGTGATATGTTTGTTGGTGCCGGCGAAGCTATGTGGCAAGCACTACCTGCCATTGTTGGTTTTGGTGTAATTGGTGGTGGCATTAGCGGTGTTCGTACCATGAAGGCTTTTAAAGACTTTCAAAAGTTATCACCAGAAGAACAACATATGGTGGTGATGGAAGAACAAAACCGTAACGGTCATGTTATCATGCAGAATTTAAAGAATGATGCTGCAGCTAACAATTTGGCAAAAGAAAACCCTGAATTATACGGTAAAATCGTACAAGCTCAGGGTGATAATATAGGCGTGTCTACTGCTTATGTTAATGTCAATGAAATGGCTGAAACCGAAGAAGGTCAAGCGGCTATCCGTAATATGGTAGATGCAGGACTTACTACTCAAGAGGAAGTATCCAAAGCAATTACGGCTGACGCTCCGATTGAGATTCCTATTGGGTCATATGCACAATTAAGCGGTGGTTTGTCGGAAGAAACAGTTAAAGCATTGGAAGAATCTTCTTATTTTACACGTGGCGGATTATCCATGAAAACACTTGAGCGTGCCAAAGAAGAGGTCCATGCTATGAAAGACCTAGTTAAGGATGATACTGAAAAACGTGCAGAGCGTGTTAAGAGTGATATTATTCGTTCCTACTTTGATGAAACATCCGATGTAGATAAGGAAATGCTTGATGTGGTTCTTGCGGATCCAACACATATTAAACAAACCTTTAATAATGTCTATAAGGAATTAACCGAGCAATACCGAGAACAATATACAAGCGATTTCGATGCTATGGATACCGATTTAGAAACGGCACGTACTAGCGGTGTTAATCCTACATGGTTAGGCGATAACAAGGCGCCACGTTCTAATTCTGAACGTAGACGAATGGCATATCAATCTAGTCTTGCTCGCACCCAAAGTACACTAGCGGATAATCCGGAAGCGCTCAATCAAGCAGGGGCCCATTATGCTGATATGGAACATATGCTTAAACAGATTGAGTCGCTAGAATCTATGCGAGATAAGCTATTTGAACTTGCAGATAATGACATCGCTTTACGTATGCAACTATCTAAATCTGGTTATGAAGTGTATCAGTCCTTAAAGTCGATAATGAGTGATGAAACAGTTGACCGTAAACAACGTGATACGGCGGAAGCTAATGCCTTACTCATGGCACAACATGCTGATGTTATGGCAGATATTATGCGACGTGCAGGACGTGGCAACTATACGGCTATGGATTATTTCAATACTGTTCGTATTGATATGAAAGGTGAACTAAAAGGGCAAAAAGGATTAAATCAAGTTAAACAAAGCGATGTCAAATTGGCAAAAGATCAAGCGGAATGGGTTCACACATTAAAAGAATATAATCCTAAATCCAATGCATTTGTTAAGATAATGGACACACCATTAGTATTACAAATGATTGGAGGTCTTGACTACGACGTTGTAATTAAACAATCTAAAATTGCGGATATACAAGAAAAGCACCCGGAAATTACGCTAAACGAATTGGAACAACTTCCTTTTGCATTAGTTGACCCTGTTGCCATTTTTAAATCAAGTACGGTAAAAGATAGTATTGTGGTTATGGCGGAAATGAAAGCAGATAACGGCTTAAATGTTGTAATTCCAATGCAATTAAATAAAACCAAGCGTAATAACACGATTGTGTATAGCTTGGTTAATAGTGTGTATACAAAAGATACGGTAGAGAATAAATGGTATCAAGATTACTTGGAAAATCCTGAGTTTGGTACGCCGTTATATATAAACGAACAAAAAGTCACTAATTGGTATCTGGCAGAGGGGCTCTCATTGCCCCAAGCGAAATACCACATTAGTGACTTCTTTAATGTAAGTATACCAAACGAAAAAGATTTAGACAAGCTCCGAAAACAACATAATTATCAATACTATCAAGCTGCATGGCATGGTTCACCACATGATTTTGATGAGTTTGATTTAGGCGCTATCGGTAGCGGTGAGGGCAATCAAGCACATGGTTGGGGATTGTACTTTGCTAAAGATAAGAAGATAGCAGAAAATTATAGGGATATATTAGGTGCAAATAGCATAGAGATTGTTACAGAGAAAACAAAGTATAAAATAAATGAAGATGCAGAATGGTATGATGAGAAAACAGGAAATGTTATAAGCGATGAAAACCCTTTGTCTATGGCTCTTACTGAAATTGCGGAAGTAGGGAGTAACGATAAGGCAATTAAAAGTTTACATAAATTTATAGACTCAAAGAAAGGGAAAAATACTCAATTTGTTATATCACAAACAAAAAGAGCTGTAGAAGCAATTAAGTTATTAAAAGAAAGTAAATTTACTAAACAAGAATGGAAGTCCATTTTTAAAGTAGAAATACCAAATGAAACAGAGTTATTACCAGAGCAATATCCTATTTCTGGATATAGTCGATATGTAAGAGATAGCTTGAAAAACGGATTACATAAAATGCCAGAAGAACAACTGGAACGTTTTACAAGTCTATTAATTAAATATCACAAAGGGGCTATTATTGGTGATGAATGGACAAATAAATACACACACTTTATGGATGTAGGGTACATAATATCTGAACTACATAACAAAAATAAAACAATAAATGACATCAATAAAATTCAAAAAAGAAATATTGATAGATTTTTGAAGTCAGTAGGTATAGATGAAAATATTGATACCATAGCTGGTAATGAAGGTTTATTGGAAGCTGTGTATAAAAAGTTTAGATATGATCTATATTCACAATACGAGAAAGAAAAACAGTTAGAACGAGAACGTGAAGAACAAGCTATCTCGAATGTTAAGACTGATGTATATGGTGCATTAGAGAAAACAAATATTGATGGTAAACAGCTGTATTCATTCTTATCTCATGCACTTGGTAATGATGAACATTTTAATCTTCATAATGTGAAAAATGCTAAAAAGGCTAGTGAATTTTTAAATAGTATCGGTATAAAAGGCATATACTACGATGGCGAACAAGACGGACGATGTTATGTAGTATTCGATGACAAAGCAATACAAGTCATAGAAAAGTACAATCAATCTATCAACGGTATGACACAAATTAATAGTCCTACTGACCGCCTTATTCAAATCTTCAAAACGGCTGACCGTTCAACATTCCTCCATGAAATGGGACACGTATTCTTTGATGATATTAAGAACCTAGCAGAAATGGAAAATGCTCCAGAGCAACTTGTAACGGATTGGAACAAGTTGAAAGAATGGTCTGAATGGGATGATGCGCAAGGCGCTGATAATACTAAAGCACATGAAAGGTTCGCTCGTGGCTGGGAAGCCTATTTACGTGAAGGTAAAGCACCTACTAAAGGATTACAACGTGTATTCCGCATGTTCTCGAAGTGGTTAACTCGTATCTATCGTGCGGTGACACGACTAGGCGGATTGCCACCTAAGGAAATACAAGATATCATGGCACGCATGATCGCTACCCAAGAAGATATTGATGCTTACACAAAAGAACAGGCACTTGAACAATTTGAATCTAGCAAGTTATTTAAACAGCTCGATGAAGCTGAACAAGCAAAGGTTCAAGGCTATATTGCCGACGTCGGGGAAATGGCGAAAGAACGTGTCATGAAGCGTTATATTAAAGAATTAGAAAATCGTCCAATCAAAGAATGGAACGATGAAAAAGATTCTATTCAAGCTGATATTGAAAAGCGTTTAATGGAACAGTATCCAATATATAAAGACCATCAACGCTATAATGCATTCGGTAAAGCTGCATTGGTCAACACTCGATACGGCACGCTTAAAGAATTAGAAGCTGCTGAACGTGAGCAAACTGGATTTACATTTAATGAAGCTGTTACTCAGGCTATGGAATCTGCAGAACAGACATTCATTGAAGATAACCATATTGGCAAATCTAATATAGAAATTGCTGAGGAATGGTTATTGTCCTCAGATGGTCAAATGAAGTTGACTGAAGAGGAAGCTAAAATCATTAAATCACAAACCAATCGAGACATTGCTAAAAACTGGGAACTACTCGATAAGTTAAATAGACTTGACCCTAATTCAGAAATAATTGAATCTGAGTTAGAACCAATCGAAAAGCAAATTGTTGATGACAATAAAAAGGTAGCTAAAGAATTAGGTATTGCATCAAAGGAACTTGATTCCGCACAAGAACGCATCGAAAGGCTAAAGGCACAATTACAAGAACGTATTAATAATGTACGTGCAATTCGAGATAGTGGAATAGGTGTAATCAGTGACTATATGAACCGTGCTAGACAGGAATTGGGCGATTTGACCTTATCTCAAGCTAGCCAGTATAAGAAGTATCAAAACCAAGCTATTCGTGAAGGTAAACGTGCTGATAAGGCATTGGCGGTCAATAAACTGGAAGAGGCACTACAAGCAAAACAGTTACAACTTTTGAATCAAGCGAGGGCTCGTGTTGCGTTTGACAATGCACTCCGTATTAAGAAGTTGCGAACCAAGCTGCTTGATAATCTCAACAGAATGACACGTCCTAAAAATCCTATCACTATTGAGCCTAATATGAGATATTTTTATGCTCACATGGCATATCAAATGGGGTTAACTAAGTATGACGGACTTGAACCAGTAGACGGTTTTAATATGAATGCCGTTATTAATGCATTAGATCCTGATGCGGATATTCTAGGTGACCAAAGTATTACATTCCTTGACCCATGGATTGTACAACTATTCTATGGTAAAACACCTATGTCATTTAAAAATCTAACAATGAGTCAGTTGAACACACTGGAAGAATTAATGACAGGCATGTATAAGAATGGCCGCAACGCTTATGAAGGCTCTACCATTCTTAATGATAAAGGTGAATCGATTACATTTGATGATGCAGTAGATGGCATATTAACGGAAGCAATCGATACATTTGGCAAAGCAAATGGAAATGTATTTAATGCTCAGAACAATCAAACTGGTTTAGAAGCTGTTGCAGGGCTTATCAATAAGGGCAATCTATCATTGCTCAAAGTTGAAACATTCTTGCGCCGGCTAGGACCTAGTGCAGTGAAATACATCTATGATCCGATTAGCCGTGCAACGCAAGAGTTCAATGAACGTAAGGAAATATCCATGCGTAGATTGGCCAAAGATGTATCCTCTGTATATGGAAAACGTGAATTATTTAACATCCGAAATAAGCATATGTACGATGTTGGGGAATTGCGGAATCTAACCAAAGAACAAGTCATTGCATTGGCTTTAAACTGGGGTACAGAACGTAACCGACAACGGGCAATGGAAACGGCCAAGATAACTGAAGTTGAAATGGAAAAAGCCTTTCAAGAAATCCTTACTGATAAAGATTGGGAATTCATTATCAGAACATGGGATCATATTAATTCGTTCTTTACTGAACGTAGCAAAGTTCAAGAGGAACTCTATGGTAATCCATTGAAAAAGGAAGAAGGCATCACATTCACTATTGGTGGTAGAACTATCGTTGGACAGTATTACCCAATTGTGTATAATCCAGAAGTTAATGCAAGTATATCTGATAAGGAAGTCGAAGATATTGCAAAAACTATGGTTAGTAGTAATGCGATATTAGGAACTGGCATGAGCGCTACTAAAAGCCGGTTAGATGTAGTTAAGGATAAATCATTGTTGTTAGACTTTGACGTTATTCCGAATGCTATTACCGAATCAATCAATCATATAACTATGCGTAAAGCAGTGACGGATGTGAATCGGTTAGTAGCCAATAGAGAGTTTCAAAACTATATTGTTGAAAAATTCGGAATGAATTCCTATCAATTCTTGCGGACTTGGGTTCGTGATAATTGGAAGGATGAAGCGGCTAAGCTTGATGCATTTGGTAAGATTGTTACAGCATTAAAGAGAAACACATCTATGGCTATCATGGCTGGCCGTGTATCAGTTGCCATTCAGAATACCTTGAATATTCCTGTTGCTGCATATCGTATTGGTGCCGGTAATGTACTTCGAGCCGTTAATCATGCAGGTGTAGGATTCTATGGCCACGGTACAGAAACCTATAATAATACTCGTGACTTTGTATTAGAACAATCAATCTTCATGCGTGAACGCATTCAAACTTTGGATAAAGACCTCAAAAAAGGATTAAGCATCCAAGGAAAGGGGCTTCGCATTAATGATAAGAATATCGGCGGGTACAAGTTTGAAAAAGGTGCTGAAATCCGTGATGAAATTAATAACATGGGATTCCGATTGCTCACAGAAACAGACTTCGCCTTATCTATCCCGGTATGGAAATTCGCTTATGATCAAAAGATTGCTGAACTCCAATCCAAGGAAGGGTTAAGTACTGAGTGGATTAACCAACAAGCAATTGAAGCAGGTGACCGAGCAATACGAGATATTTTCGGAAGTGGCGATACTAAAGACGCCGCAGCTATTCAACGAGCAAGGAATCCATTAACGCAGTTATTTGTTCCATTTTATTCATACGCAAACACCCTATACAACATTATTGCTGAAGGGTGGTATGAAGGAAAAGATAAAGGGGACTGGACACAATTTGCTCGAATGCTATGGTGGACAGTTGTATCACAAGCAATTGGCATGGTAATTTATAAATCGCTGACGAATGGTGACGATGATGATCCGGAATCTATCGCCAAGTCTTTTGCCGAAGAATTTGTACAACAAGGAACGATGGGTATTCCGTTAGTGAGAGATATAGCCACTATGGGTATGAAATTTATTTTAGGAGAACGTCCATACAATAAAGGTAATACCGTAATGGGATTAAGTATCTTTGAGAAATTATGGGATACCGGTCAAGCTATCTCAAGTGACAATAAAGATATCGTTGATGTAGGCCGTTCGCTCAGTCAGGTTTCTAACCGTGTAACTGGTTTTAGTGATACCGTAACCGATGCTTTCTGGACATTGTTGCGTGTAGGGCTAACTGATACGGATGCCAAGATTGAAGATGTATTCATGTCAATTTTGTTAGACAAGCGTTTAAAGACTAAAAAAGAAAAGAAAAAGAAAAAATAAAAGTAAGGACTACCTAGTTTTAGGTAGTCCTCTTTATATGCAACAAAGAAAGGCGGGATATTGTGATTCCACAAGTCAACAATCCAGTTGTTCAATATCAATGTGATGGAGTGAATAAGGTCTTTATTTGGCCATATGATTTTAACGACATTAAAGACGTTTCAATTATTCTAGTAGATAGTGATGGTAAACAATTTAAGCAAACAGGAAATATTGCATATGATGCAAAAAATAAAACGTTGACATATCCAAGTACTGGCGATCCATTATCGGCTGATTACAAAGTTATATTGTTTAGACAAACACCAATTTCACAAACAACAGAACTTGCTAATAAATGGCCGTATAACCATATTGAAAATATGAGCGATAAGGTTATTTTGATTCTACAAGAATTAAAAGAACAATTAGATCGCACATTGCAAATTCGTGTAGGTGCTGATGAAGATCCAAATCAAGTTGCACGTGATATAGTCGATAATTCCATTGAGGCGGCTAAAAAAGCAATTGCAGCTGCATTAACTGCAGAGACTAAGGCAAATGAAGTGCAAGATAATGCAACAAAGCTAACAGCTATTAACGACAATATTAATGCATTATCTCAAACAGTGGATGATAAATTAGCGACTGCAAATACAGCTCTTATCCAAAGCGCTGATACATTTGAGAAAACCCAAGTACTTGCAGATAATACGAAAGCATATGCTGCGCAGGCAGAATCGAATAAGAAACAAATTAATGATTTAATATCTAAAGCAGACACGATTAAATCAGACATCGATAATAAACAAATCGCAAGTACAGGTAATGCTAAAAAGGCGGAAGAGGCTGCCAAGCGTGCTGAAATAGCAGCATCGAAAGCCGAGGAAATAGCCGTTCCCGGCGGTAAAGGGATTGTAACTAAAACAGAAGCTGATGCTAAATACATTGGAAAAGAATCACTAAATGGTATTGTGTCGGTTAAAGACTTTGGTGCAGTTGGTGATGGTGTAGCAGATGATACGGCTGCATTTAAACGAGCTAATGATAATCTAAAGAATAAAATCTTATTAATACCAAATGGGCAATATAAACTGACTGAACATTTAACTTTTAATACAGTAGGTTCTGTCATGGATATGGGTATATATACCAACATCAAGCCGTATTATCCTACAGAAACACCAATGTTAAAAGGTGCATCCAACATAGCATTCATGAAAAACATTACGTATGATGCAGAAGTTAACCAATGCCAAGGGTTTACTTACAATTCTAAAAAGAATGTATTTGTACTGGCTTGTATCAATGGTGAAGGTACTAATCAAATTCTTTATGAACTCAATCCTGACACCTTTGAAAAAGTAGGGACCTATAAATTTACGGATTCTGAGCGCCTCGGTCATTGTAATACGATGACGTACAATCGCTTTACCAATAAGATTTACATCGCCAACGGACTAAAAAACGGCAACAATTTGACGGTTATCAATGCAGATACTATGGCAATAGAAAAAACCATTACATTGCAAGAAAAAGTATTCAACATTGACTATGATCCAATTACAAGAACCTATGTATCCATTGTACCTATCGCAGGTAACCAAAGAGTACGAACTATTAATCTGTACAATGATGAGTTCAAAAAACTCAAAACGTACCAAGTCGATTATATCTATCCGGATATGAATAATAACGGGGCCTTTATGTTAAACGGCGCAATCATGTCAGCAACATTAGGGAGCTTAGTTGAATGCACTCCGTTTGGGACGGTTAAACAGATCATTGAAATTAACCGTGAAACAGAAATAGAAGACATCGCTTACTACAATGGCAAGTTCTATTTTGCTGTGCTTACTCAAAAGCCTAACAAACGTCACCAAGTTGATATTTATGTAGGTGACCCAAATTACGATTTTGAAAACTCAATCAATATGCAACGATTGAAAAACCTTGATTATTTAGGGTTGAGTGGCGGCAAGATGAAGGGCCCTATTATCATGCCCAATAATACATCTGTGCAAGTAACAGATACAAACGGCGCAGCACATCATGCGGTTAAGATGTCTACTGGCAATAGTATGGAATTTGGCATGAGTGATAACCGTACCGTATTTCTCGGCACATCGTTAGGCTACTACGACAAGAACAAAAACAAAACTTTTAAAGTATTAACTGAGGACGATGTATCCGGTACCAATACTGGCGGACTAATGTTAAAAGAAGATGCCGAAAAAACGTATGTAAAGAAAAGCGGGGATACCATAAATGGTAATTTAGTTGTAGATATTATTAGTGGACCTAAATACAACCCTGACGATTTTGTAAAATCTCCATCAAATTTTACTGGACTAAAAGTTGGTGAGGCTAACGAGGTTATGATTGGTGGGAGAAAATGTTGGGGCACATGTATTTCTATTCCTTGGAGTAATTCTAATGATAATCGTGTATTAGGGTGTCAACTATATTTCGCAAATTCAAACGACATGTATATACGGTTTGATAATAATTCATCTGAATTTCCGTTAGAATGGCGCCGAGTTGCTACATTCAAATTAAATGGACATTTATTATTTGCAAACGGTGCAGAATTGTGGGTGGAATAATGGCAGTTATCAAAACCAAGACACCTAATGGGCAAATACAAACATACAATTTAACAGATAATTCTAAGGACACGGGTGGTAATTACATCCGTGTCCGTTTTAATGACCAAGATTTTTATGCAAGGGTTTCAGTGAATGTAACGCCATTAAATGTTGTTAAGTCAAATGGAGATAGAGGGTATGTGCAATATGACCCTATAGGATTCAATACATGGAAGTGGGAAGCATGGCATGTAGAAAAGTTTAACCGATGGTATGTGTACTTACCAAAAGGTAAATATAGAGTAACAATTACTGCAATGACAGAAAAAGCTTATGAATTAACGATTCCTACATCTAAAGATATTGAAATCACAATTACAACATATAGGAACAATAATAATGATGATTTCATTAGGTTTAATATTGACAATCAAATTTCTAGGAAAGAATTCATTGATAAGGGGATTAAGCGTTTAGTAATTGAAAGGACAGGGAACATATGATTGAAATCTTCGCTCCGCCACCACCTATTATGGTGGGATTAAATGAACATGAACTTGTACAAATATCATTAGCCATATTTTGTACTTTGATATTGGTATTTGTTGATACGATATTGCGCATCTTGGTAGAGGTGCGTAATTTTAATATCGCAACGAATAGACCTTGTACGGTAACCAATACAATACTTGCCATACTTTGGCGTGGATGGGGATATGTTGAAATCAATGGAAAGAAACATAGATTCCTAGTCAGTAATAAACTGCGAGCCGATATGACAAAGAAACTGGTCAAATCATATCCTTGGTTATTTGTATTGTCGTTTATCTTACTTACATTACCAGATGTAGAATTTATCTTCTTAGGTAGATTAGATACATTTTTAAGCACAGGAATGTACCTCATTCCCATTGTAATTGAGTTAGCATCCTGTGTTGAAAATATGATTGAACTGGAGTTGGTGGAATCGAGGTGGTTTAAACGTGCAATCGGATTAGTCAAACAGGTAATAGCATTCATTAAATCTGTAAAAGAGGCGATTAAATGATTGAAAAAATTAGTATTCGTGAGGTGTTAACAATCCTCATCCTAGGGGCGGTCAATATAATGGCCGTCCTTTATGGTTATAACGAATTGGCCATGAGCATTTCCTCCGGACTCGTTGGCTATTTAGGAGGACGTGAATCAAATAGGAAGGAGCAAAACAAATGGAACTAGGAAAATTAAGTGCGGCATATGAAAGCAATGGAGACCCGGCTATTGTATCTACAGGTGAGGGGGACCTTGGGGGCATTTCGTATGGTGCTTATCAGTTAGCAAGCAATTGCGGGAGCGTGGATGCGTTCCTTGGATGGGGCTTGCGTCAAGAAGAAGGGTTCTACAAAAACTATGCAAGGGCCCTTCAAAGTGCTGGACCTATTAACTCCGATGAGTTCATTAGTAAATGGCAAGAACTGGGAACTGTGGATCCTAACGGTTTTATGGAAATGCAGCACGACTACATTAAATATGCTTATTATGATGTGGCGTGTAGCGAATTATCCAATCAATTATTTGATGTCAATATCCATAGTCGAGCATTGCGTGATGTTGTATTTTCTGCGGCCGTTCAATATGGTCCCGGTGAAGTTGTTAATCTTTTTAAAGAGGCAATGCAATATGTTCCGGGTTGGAAGCCTGATTGGAACTTATCTTATGTAAACGACATTAAATTCGATTGGGATTTAATTAATGGTGCATATGAACAGCGAAAGTTGCATCCATGGAACTATGAAGGGAATCCAGATTGGTTACGTGAAAATCTTGTTGAACGGTTCGATGCAGAAAAAGCACAAGCATTAGAAATGTTCTCGCAAGAAATGCAAGAAAGGGGTCTATGATGAGCCTTTGGACTTTTAAGGTATTATGTTACCTAAAACGACATAAAATCCTCATAGGGGGGTTAATTTTAATTATTTTAGCTATTGTAGGGGTGTCGATATATAATTCATATCAAGTCAAAAAGCCTGTGTTATTAAAACAGGAGCAAGTAAAAGATCCTGTTAAATTAGCTAATGCTATTCATATTACCAAAGATGAAGCACAACAAGTTGTTTCTAAAATGGAAACTGCTCAATCGGTAACCACATATTATGTACAGGCCCCTACGGTAGAACAGGCGGCCAAACAAACGCAACGGGCTATCAAACATGAGGACCCGGCATTACCTAAAGTAGCAACGGAAAAGGCGGATAGAACCGCAGTAGTTGCTAATACGGATGAACAAAAGGTGGACGTTTATAAAATCAACCTAAACAAGGCTCATAAGATTAAAGCTGGTGTAACGGTATTAGATAGTAAAGCCTATGAGACTATTGGCTATCAAGCAGGCAAAGTTGAAGTATTAGCACACTTTGACGGACAGCATTTTGAAGGTGGCAGCGTTCTATATACAGTAAAGGAATGGTGATCCAATTATCTCCGAGTTGCACGGTTTGCAACAGTCAACTATTAGATGATAGTTAATGGGGGTGATAAAATCAGTACACTATATCTCGACGATGACATGATGCCGTATGCTGATATATTTTTAAAAGCAATAGCCAATATCGAGGCATTGGGGTATTTTTTTAAACCTGATTTGTTGATACATAAATACATCGGGAGAAGTAAAAAGCTATTAGGCATAACATATTGGTATAATGATGACTCTTGCTTGATTGAGTTAAGTAAGGATAATCACGATAAAGACATCGAATTAAACACAATCTATCATGAACTGGCACATGCTACTGTTGAGTGCCATTTTAAAGGTCATGGTAAAGAATTTAGAAAACTACGAAAAAAGATAATTGACGCTTACAATATCGATATTGGCGGCGCAATATTACAATGAGGTGAAAAATTATGGCAAAGACATTTGAATTTAACGGAAAGACTTACAATTTCGCAGAAGATATTCAAGTTCCGGAAGAAGGTTTATTTGAAGCAACACTAGTCGATGAAAACAATCATCGATGCGAAATGGTATTCCGAAATGGTATATTGTTCAGATTGACAGAACTCGATTAGTTTAATATTTGGCGATTTTTTAGACTTAAAACGGCCTTAGTCCAAGAAATGATGATTTTCTAGACTAAGGCCGTTATTTTTTTTGTTTGCCGTCAAATAAACGTCAAAATTTATATGTTATTATTGATGATTTTTGCATATAATCATTCTGTGTAAAAACATGGCCACAATGATTATTACTGGAATTTAACTAAATATATGAAAATACTAAAAATATATGATAAAATACATATATTATGACTAGACGGTGGCTGAGCCATTCGATGATTTAAAGGGGACCTATGAAC